CTTGGCGCGAACTGCACCGTCTTGAGTGCCGCGTGCTGACCATTGCAGATATGTGTTAACGTCAGAGCCTGTTGCTCCTAGATCGATTTCAAACATTTTGTATCCTTTACGTTGTTTGATTGTTGGGATTGTTGTGCGCGTAACCCTGCGCTGGGATTAAAAACCATACAGCTCTTCCCGTGTGCCTTCTGACCCGTTCCAATAAAAGGAATTTGGGTTGACCGGTATGATGTCTTTAATTTCGTCTGCGCTACTTGAGCGCAAAAACTTTTCAAGCCGAGCAATACGCTTCTTGGCTATAGCTAGGATTTCTGTTGGATCACCGTCTTCAAGCAGGCTTGTCTTTTTTGATGACACATAGAGAAACTTGACCATCTGATTGCCTCTGGCTTTTTGGTAGATCGCGCGCTGTAGCTGATGCTCTGCTGACATAGTGCTTGGAATGCGGCCTGTTGTTTTAAGATCAACGACTATCCCCCTCTCTGGGAATACGAAATCAAGAAAGCCAATCACAGGGATTTCAAAATCATCAGTCTTGCAGGCAATACTAATCTTTACCTGACCGTCTTCTGGGAACTCGGGCTTTCCATACTGCTCAAGGTCTTGCAGTGCCAGCTCCATACACGGCTCAATCATAGCGCGCTCTTTGCTTATCTTTTCGTCGGCAAAGAAAAACATTTTGTCAAACTTTTCCAGAGCCTTTTCCAAAGCACCCGATTTGTGCATCTCGCCGGTAAGGAATGCCGACACTGCATCTTCTGTGCAGATGCCACGCATTGCCGGTGCTGACATTGGCCCACGCTTCTTAAACAGGTATGAGGCAACCCAAACGTCTGGCGCGTTTGTCCACAAGTTGATGCTGGACGCTGAGAGGTGCTTGATCCCATGTTTTTCAAAACCATTCATGTTGTTAACTTTCCATAAAGGGCCAAAAGACAGGCTTCACTTCTGCCATCGTCTTTGACGCGCTTAAATAAATCAGCCTGCTCGGGCCATCTTTGGCTGGCAAGTGATCGGCTCAAACCCTTGTCCTTGTTTAAACCTAGATATGGTTTCCACTTGGACGGCGTGACTAATGTCATTGGTAGCTTGTGCGCTGCAATAGCCATCTGCGTGGCTCCGTAGCCTTGACCAAAGCGGAACATACTGCTGACCCCGTTGCCTCTGACGGCGCTTACCTGTTCCAGTATTACATGGTGAGGCTCATCGCCTTCGGGCGTTAGGATTGAATGCAGCTCGTACAAGTTAAGCTCTGTCTTGCCCTTTATGTTTTTGTAGACAGGCATGTCAAACACTTGGACGCGGTTAGGCTTAGGCCAGTAGAATGCAATTGCGCCAGTAAAACCTGGATCAATGCCGACATATACCGTCATACCTGATCTCTGATTTTAATACCGTTAAAGTTAAGGAAAAAGAAAATCGCCTCTTCTGTTAGGTCGCGCAGTGTTGGGTCTTGCCCATCCATCTTTTTTCGATTTTCCTGCAAAGCTCTCATGCCGTCAGCCAACTCGCACTTGATGCGGTGGTTCCATTGTTCTTTGTTCTGTTTCATTTTAACCCCAAGGTTGCTAGTCATTCACAACACATAGTGCTAGCAATTATTTTAATCAAGTGCAAAAATTTGCTAGCAAGGGTATTGCAAAGTTGCTAGCAAGCTTCTATGTGTAATGGATAGACACAAACAAAGGGACGAAAAAATGTTTACTAGATTTGCAATTGAAGTTACCAAAACCACATTAATCAAAGGCCATGACGAATTTCTTACTGAAATTGGATATTTTGCTGGCACATACGTTACTATGAATGGTCGCATTAAGATTACGGATACTGTCAGAAAAACTTTTTCTACCGAAAATGAAGCACAAGATCGCATAAAAACATTGCCAGCGGCGTTTAGAACTGAAAAATCTATTAGCACTTTTAGTATGGGCGTAAGAGCTATTGAGTACACTCACGCCAATCAGAACGGCTACAGCGATACAACGCCGTTTGAGATCGTGCGTGTTGTCTCAGACAAAACAATTGAACTTCGCTCTATGACAACTGAACGCGCAGCCGATTGGAAGCCAGAGTTTGTTGCTGGTGGATTTGCTGGGCATTGCACTAACAATGGTGACCAGCGCAATGCTTGGGTCATCAAGTCAGATGCAGATGGCTACAATGTTCGCGCCCGTCTACAGAAAGATGGGTCTTGGAAAAGCAGCCACGGGCGTCACAGCCTGCACACTGCGCCGATCATGCACCACGACTATAACTTCTAACCAAAGGGGGGGCTTCGGCTCCCCACAACCCACTTGGAGAAACAAAATGTCTATTAAAATACTGCAAGGAAACTGCTTGGAAACTTTATCTTCTCTGGAAGAAAAGTCTGTAAACACTTGTGTGACTTCACCACCTTACTGGGGTCTACGAGACTACGGTAATGGTGATCAACTTGGGCAAGAAGAAACGCCAGAGAAGTTTGTCGAAAACTTGGTGAATGTGTTTCGTGAAGTCAAGAGGGTTCTGCGTGACGATGGGACGGTCTGGCTAAACCTTGGTGATAGTTACTGTGGCACTGGTCACAAAGGTGATCATACAGATCCAAAACATAAAGATGGCCGTAATGGTCAAAAAGTTGCACTCAATAATAAAATCAAAGGATTCAAACCTAAAGATCTAATTGGCATTCCTTGGCGTGTTGCTTTTGCACTGCAAGCAGATGGTTGGTATCTTCGCCAAGACATCATATGGAGCAAGCCAAACCCAATGCCAGAAATGGTAAAAGACAGATGCACAAAAGCACATGAGTATATTTTCCTGCTTAGTAAGTTAGCAAAATATTATTACAATAATGAAGCCATAAAAGAGGATGCAAAGCGCCCAAATGAAAAACACACATTTGGAGGCAAAAAAGCAAGAGAAAACATAATAGAAAAAGGAGATCCAAGGTTTAGAAATGGGCATGAGCAATGGGGTAAAGAAATAATTACGACAACTGAAAGAAACAAAAGATCTGTCTGGTCTATTCCTGTGGCATCTTATTCTGCAGCACACTTCGCTACCTATCCTCCAGAGCTTATCAAGCCATGCATTCTGGCTGGATGTCCAGAAGGTGGCACAGTCCTAGACCCATTTGGAGGGTCAGGCACAACAGCACAAGTTGCCAGCAATCTTAATCGCAATGCCATTCTGTGTGAACTAAACCCAGAATATGTTGATATTGCAAAAGGTCGTTTGCATGACAGTCTGGGAATGTTTTTAGATATGACTGTAGAAATACCAATGAAAGGAACAATGTAAATGAAGAAATTTATTGATTGCCCAGAATGTGACGGCAATGGAACGCAAGAGCAGGAGGTATACGTTAAGCAAGGCTTTACCAACGACTACGGCTTTCCAGACTCTGAAATTACCGAATGCCGTAACTGCGCAGGCAGTGGGCAGATTGAGCCTTTGGAGAATGATGAATGACACTAACACCGGCAGACACTGCAATCCTAGAATACTTGCGCAGACAGGTAGATAGGTTGCAGGATGAACGATATAGGCAAGACGTTAGGCCGAGCATTGCAAATGAACTTCATATTGCCCAGCGTGATCTCAAAAAGTTTACATCTAATTTAAGAAAAAAAGGATACCACATATAATGGTCAAGGTAGTTGACGTTGAAATCTCTTTGGATAATTTTAAGCGCGCGTTTAATCGTACACCTACTCAGGAAGAGATCGGCATGATGATGCGGCTGAAGGCGCGCAACCATGAGAAGCAACCCTTTAGAGGAAATATGCACGCATCAATGAACCGGCGAAATGAGTTCCAAAAGGTTGCTCAAGACTCGGCAAGGGAAAGACCTCTTAAAGATAATGTTATTATAACAAAGCAAGTGTGGTCAATTAATTGCTTGCTGGGTAATGGTTTGAACAAAGACCAAATCATTGATGCGTTGCTTTTGACAGAGCAAATGTATGACAGGGCTTTAGCTCGTTACAATCTCCCGAGGAAGGGACTAACCAAAAGGTTCAAGCATGAAAAGAGATCAAGTATTATCTGAGGCAGCGCGCATTATCAGCGGTAGTCGTCACGATGACTACGGCCCAGCTTCCGACAGCTTTAAAAAGATTGGTGATCTGTGGAGCGCGTACCTTGGAGATCGTACAATAACATCACTGGATGTTTCCAACATGATGATCCTCAATAAGGTTTCACGCACTCTAACGTCACCTGAGAAGGCAGACACATACACCGACATCTGCGGTTACGCCGCACTGTGCTGTGAAATTATGACAGAGAAAGAAAAGAGCAATGGATAAAATAGAGCTAGCTGGACTGATCGGCTGCATGATCGGCTTCGTTTGTGGAGCCGGTCTTATGGCAGTAGTCGGAATAATATTTTAGTGATCGTGTGGGTGGCCGTTGATGTCAAGTCGTTTGGCGCAGTCTGGTAGCAACGCAACCAATCAAACAGCCGCCATTCCCGTGGCAAAGCGTATTTTCTTAGATGAAACCACCCACTCGAAAATTATATCACCGAATTAAAATGCTGCAACTATTTTTTCTTCTTGTTCATCATCGATGTATTGGCGCTGTCCTTAAAGTCTTTTGATGTCGGCGCACCAGCCGATCCAGCCTTGCGCATTTTCTCTCCGCTACCAGAAGCAATGCGCTTCTTCTTTGCGTGGATGTTCGCATATAATCCTTGTTTAGCCATCTACTATCTCCAATGCTTTTTCTAAAGTTTCTGTGTTTCGGCGTGACCAGCCTTTACCATAAATTTTGTAGTCTTTCAATTTGCGGTAAAACGCTTCGCGGCCATCATAGTATTTGTGTAAAACGTCTATTGGATCATGGTCATAAACGGACGCCACCGTTTTTGGCCCTATCGACCCGTCAGCTTTTGCAGATACTGCGCGTTGCAGAATCTTCGCTGCTTGACGCGGCCCAGCATTAACACAAAGATCTGAACAGCTTAGGTCTACCCCAGAAGGAAGATCGTCAGCTTTAATAGCATCCCAATAGTTCTTTTTGTATAGCGGCTTTACATCATCAACCGTCAGCTCACGCATCACATTTTTAGGCGCTGGCTTTCCGGTATACTTTGCCCAATTCCAAGAGGTAACGCCGAGCATTGTACTGCCTTCGTTTCCGTAACCATCGCCTTGAGAGTTACCCTTGTCGCGCTGATCGTCAGTAAAATTTCCTTCGTGTTTAATCAGCATTTTAAAAAACGGTTCCCAGTTCTTTTTCATTTGCCTGCTCCCATAAATTTATTAACACTGCGTTGCCCAAACCAGAAGGCAATGATGGCACTAAACAATGCTTGCGTTTCAGAGTCAAACATTAGAGGAACTGCGTCTTGCCAATCGTTGCCAGCTTCCATTGCCTTTAATAGTATGACCGCTTTGACGGCCAAGAATAAAGCAAAAAAAGCATAAGTAATGACAGGCCGGACAGATGCGGATAAGCCTGCTGCAAATCCGCTACGAGGGTTAGCATATCCATAGAGCGCCTTTGTTTCTGCGATCTCCGCCTGCTTATCCAGTTTCTGAATGTCGTGGATAACGCCTAAGCTTGCGAGTTCGCCTTGCAGTTTAAGTTCTTCAATTCGGTTTTTGTGATCCTGTTTCTTTTGAAAGAACCCCAGCACTTGCGGCAGGAACGATGTTCCAAACCCCAGCGCGCTACCTAGTAGAGCTATCATTCTTAGCCTCCATTGCGTTAAATCCAAAGTAACCTACAACGACACCAGAAGCCGCGACCACATACACGGCAGCAATATCAGCAATCAGGTTAGAAGCAGCGTCAAGGCCCAGCGCAGAGGCACCCACAATAGCGAAAGGGTAGGCTAACATACCAGAAGCACAGGCAACCGTTAGTCTTCTTTGTGTGTCTCTTTTTGCGTCAGCATCTTCCATATTGCGCCGCCGATCCTCAAGCATTATTTCTCGTTCATCTGCATCGATCTTGCCGTTGCCGTTTAAATCGTAG